TACAGCATGAATGCTGCAATCGGATCTATTCCTTCAGCCAGTATTTCTGTCGAAGGTTTAAATATTACTGCACAACCTTCACATGCTGGAGCGGTAACTACGCCCGCCATGAACTCTTCAAACAGTACTGCAGGCACTGCCACGTTCGTGCTGCCTCAGCCTGAATCTGGACATGTTGGCGATATTCTCCGCCCAGGAGACATGGAGATCAACTTAAATGATGCAACAGGGCTTTTGGCTAACTTTGCAGATACGGCATCCAGGAACTCCGCTCATATTCAAAGCTTTAGCATTGATGTCCCTCTCGGAAGAAGCGTTTTAAACAGACTTGGAAACGCATTTGGCTTTTCAAAGGAAATTGATTTTCCTGTAACTGTGTCTTGTAGCATTTCAGCGATCGTTGCTGATCTGAAAGCTGGCAATCTGTTTAACGAGCTTTATTCTACCGACAAACACGACATGCAAATCGTTATGAGAAAACCAGCTGCAGGTGGCGGTTCCGCAGGCGCAGAGCAAATTAGATACAAACTTAAAGGGGTCGTACTGGACAGCGAGTCATTCAGTTCTTCTATTGGAGATAATAAAACTGTGGATCTTTCATTTAGCGCCACAGTGGGTGGACCAGAAGATGTGACCAACGGGCTATTTATCTCAGGAAGCCCTATCTCCGACAAACAAAGAGCCGAGTCCTAATCGCTTAGTGCATAACCAAAATTTTACACCACAGTCTTTTGATTGTGGTGTAATTTTATATACAAGGCATGAGGAACAGAATCGCATATCAAAACGTAGGATTGCTTGTTGGACCATCCCCAGCCTTTTCCGCACACTCTGGGCAACATCCTGGGCCTTCTTCCACGCCAAACCATAAATTCGCGCCTAGCAAGCTTAAACAGGTTAACCTGGTACAGAACGCCTCTTTTAATTTTAACGTCGCTAGAACCGAAATACAGCAGATTGGGGGCACAATGCTCACCGCGAGAAAGCCCGTGGTTCAAGCAGATGTTTCTGTTGGGTTTTCCTATATACTAAGTGACGGTAAAAATGAAGATATGCTTGGATTTTGCCATTCTGGGGAAAACTCTGCTTTTCTATCTGGTCAGCAAAGTACAAGCGGAGATAGGAATCTGTTTCTTGTAATCACAGATGATCAAGCAGAAGACTTTAATCTTCAAAAAAGCTATGCAAATCATGGAGTTTTGGGATTTGGAAACTGTTTTCCAATTAATTATTCAATACAAGCTTCTGTGGGATCTTTTCCTACTGCCTCTATCGAGTATTTGGCGTCTAACGTAAAGTTTGACACAGCAAGCGGAACAATGTCATATACCGATTCTCTTGGTGGCATTGGGGTTATAGGGTCTGGATTAATACCTGCAATTGACCCCACAAACGGACAGCCTGCATCCACCCCAGAATACGGATATGTGCTGAGGAGCGGAGATATCATGACTAGCGTCACAGACGAAAAAAACCTAGGGCACCAAAACAGCGGAGACATTCACTATCTAAGGCCTGGGGATGTTGAGATGTCTTTCAAAGAAAGTAACATTGGAGGAATAAACCTTTCTGGGTCAGACAGAATGCACATACACAGTATTAATATCGACGTTCCAATAAATAGAACTGATTTGTTTGGGTTTGGGTCTAAATACGTTTACGATAGAAGGGCGAAATTCCCAGGACTTGGTAATATATCCTTTTCTGCAACAGCGAATAACTTCACTGACGGTAACTTAGACACTATTTTCTCCGAAGATCAAGAGTATGACTTTACAATTACCTTTTTAGATCACACCAGTCCATTGAACTCTGCTGGCAAACCGTCGAATAAAGCTATAGAACTAGAAGTAACAAAAGCTAAATGCCAATCCCAATCCTTTTCGCAAAACATTGGCAATAACATGCAAGTAGAAGGATCTTTTACTTTTGAATGTACGCCTTTTACGGGCTTTAAATTTAGCGGTATTGCTAGCAATTAACAACTGCCAGTAGTTGGCTCGACTCTAACATCAGAACCAACAACTTGTCTTGGCTTGGCTTGATAATAGTTATAAGCGTACACAACCTTCTCTAGTTCTTCTTCTGCATCCTTAGCTAGCCCTCGATAAGTTTTAGCAATTTCATTTTTGTTTGTTCTGGTGATCATTGAATCACCTTCACGCAAACTTATAAAATCTACGCTACTGTCTATGCCCTTTAAAACGTTTCTAGCCTTCTTTTTATAAAAGTGTTTTAAATATAGCTTTTTATATATCCCGCTTTCCTCTAAACCAAGAGTTGGCGTAAAAATTTGAGCAGAAGTTCCAGCTTTCCCGCTGCCGCTAAATGAAGTAAATAATAAAGTGTTTAATTCTCCAATATTATTCTCAAACCATCCAGATACTTGCACAAGAGAAGCCATATCTGCATCACTATCAAATTCATTAACGAATACAGTATTAGCTATGGTTAGTGGATGATTAGCCATTATAAACCTTCAGACATTAATTTTTTAACTCGTTCGAAATTTGGATCCGCTGGATCAATAATAAGTTTTTGCGTACCCATCGCAGCTCTTCGGCCTTTTGTTTCGCTTATAAACTCCTTGACAAGCCTATTCTTGAGGGCCATTTTATTGCCCCCTGGGAAAATACCAACATTTGCAGCAAGTGTCTGTAAGTCAGTAACTGTCATCTCTGACAGATTATCTTTAAAAACCTCAATGTTATTAGTTTTAAAGATGTTCATTTGGTCTATGCCTAATAGCACTTCAAGCTCTCTTGCCTTTTCTACCTCCAATTTGCCGTCAGAAAGATTAAGCTTGTCAAGCTCTTTTTGCTTTTTGGTCGCAGTGCTTTTTCCGACTGTTTTGACTCTTGTTTTTTTTGCCTTTAATGCTTTTTTCATAATACTATATAATATATCCTTGTGCCTTTGTTTTCTATTCAAGGTTTACACTTTTTAGTGCTGGAATAGAATAAAAAAAACCCACTCCCGAAGGAGTGGGCTTGTGATTATATACAGTGATATTAGGCCTCAAGGTCAATACCAACAATCGCTCTGTCATCCAGTACGACTCTACCCTCTTCGATAGAACCAAACCAGCCGACTTTAGACTGCCGAATGCTGTACTGATCGTCAGCCACAAGGGCGAACTCAGAACTAGTCTCAGAATCGACTGCCACGGCACGCACGAATGCGTCACGACTGCGGTCAATACCGATAACGAGATCATCAGTAGCTGCAAACGAATTAGCGTTAGCAGTATTCGGGTTAGCGTCACTGGTCGGAGACAATGCGGCGAAGATCGTAGTGAACTTCTTGCTTGCACCCAACTCGTGAATCTCCATGACGTTAACGCCAAAGAATTCAGGAATACCAGCACTTCCATACATAGCTGCGCGAACCGAATCGGGAGCAGATGTGCCTGCATTGGCTGTCGATGCGATAGTGCCATCAGCTTCTACCGTGTTAATCGGGTTGTAAGCCATTGCGCGTAGATCAGCAACAACCTCTGGAGAAACGATAATGTCTGTAAGACCAGCGTTCCCGCCAACAGGCGTGCCACCCGCCCAAGACGGACGGATTCTCTTGGCTCTTGTCAACATAGTGTTCAGATCGTCCAATAAGAATCGACCTGCCTGTGCAGACGTGACCAAATGCTGATAAGTAGCACCATCAGCAGTTGTAGACGCGCTTGCGAGTGCGCCCAATAATAGGTTAGCAGACGTACGCTCTTGCTTTAACATGATTTCCTGCGCAGCACGAGTAAAAGTTTTACTCACTACATCTAATCTCGAACGAGAAGCGTATTTCTTATCAAAAGAAACAGCTGTATCGAGTTTGTATGTAGCAACTTTCATCTCGCTATGAGTAGGAGTTACCTGATTGGTCGGAAGACCACCTGGCGCGTGAGTGCTATAAACGTTAATGTAATCCTCATCGGACACATCGTAATAAACATCTAGCGGAATACTAGGACTATCATCAGCGTTAAACTGAAGAGGGGTAAACAAGTTACTAATTGTAGGAGCTTGATTAACCACTTCATTGATAATTGGACCAATAAATTCCGCCAGTGCGACTTGAGCTTCATAAGCAGTGTCTCTATTCTTAGAGCCCATTGCTTGAATCAACTCAACTTGTTCTGGAGTTCTTTTTAATGTAATATTCATTTTCTTGATTCCTTTTTGGTTTCTAAGATTAGAGGTTAAGTTTCAATACAGAATAAAACCCTGCAGCCACATCAGTAGATGGGCCAGTAGAGGTTCTTGTGCCTGTACCAATCCAAGTACCAATCGGGTGTGCTGTACTGTATTTCACTGTTGCGCCGCCCTCAATTATGATTGCGAATCCAGTTGTGGACGTTAAAAGCGAGCCAAACAAACTAGAATGAGCGACACCGCTCACCTTGCCTGCGTTTTCTGGCGAAATTACTGCCGCATAACCAGGAACACAGCTATTGGTTCCGTCAGCGGCCGTATCAAATGCATCGCTAGTTAAAGTGAAAACACCTCTCGTGGCAATAGGACATGCCTGGCCAGAGAGAACTGCTTGAAGCTCGTCTTTCTTAACGGGATTGTAGAGAAGTTTCTCTCCATTCTCGTCTTGTTCGAGCGTTTGCTTCAACGTCATACCAATAACTTCGCCAGCCGTAGCGCCCGCAGCAGCTGCGGTAACTTTTAACTGAACCTCGGGATATTGGTTCCTAGTATGACCGTACGAAGCGCTAAGCTCTGTACGGTCAATGTATGTGATGGGGTCTTTACTAAAATTCCCCCCACCACTCTTAATACTTACGAAAACTCCTGCACTACCGTTGCCATTTGTCGTAGACTTAGCGTCTGACGCATCATTAGCGAACAAGTTGATAACATCGTTTTCGTCGTATTGCCTGAATGGTAATAGTCTATTTGCCATAATGTTTAATAATTTTTAATTAATAGGTTACTTTGATGTTTTCTTTGCTAAACGCAGACTGGAACTTAGTTCTCAGAGTTTCCGTCTCGCCAGAAGATGCCTCATTGGTGTTGGAGATTTCAGGTGTAACCTGCTCCACTGCCTCTAAAACTTCTTCCAAATTTTCTTTTTTGTCAGCTTCGCCCGCCGAAGGTTCATCAGTAGAAGCTTTCACTTCCTTCATTTCGGTGACGCGTTTTTCAACCGCCTCTGCGACTGCGCTGTCAAATTTGCTTTTCTCAGCCTGTAAATGCTCTTTGCTCTTATGAGCGAAGACCACGGACAGCTTCTCCTGATAAGAAGTGAACGCCTCGTCCGTACCAGTTAATTCCTTAACTTCGGATGCGACTATCTTCAAATCAGCCTCACTCAGTTCGTAATCCTGCTCAACGGCTTCCATGCGAGCATTAAAACAAGCAAGCGCCTGCTGGCGGGTTTGCTCGTCTTCGAACTGACGAATCTTCTCTTCAGCTGCTTCCAACTTCTGTTTCATTTCTTCTACAGAAGCAGTAAGCTCTTGGTGCTGAGCCTCGACTTGGGCTTTTTCTTCTTTTGCGCTTGACAGGTCTTTCTTATACTCTTCATTCTTCTCGCGAATAGCTTGATTCACGATGTCAGAAATTGAAGCGACAGACTCTGCAGTAAACGTGTCTTTCGACATTTTCTCAGAAGAAAGCTTCTCATCGAGCACAGATTTAATTTCTTGAACTAATTGGTTAGTGTTCATAATATTAGAATTACTTTCTCTTTCAGATTTTACAGTGTTTTTTTCACTTTGTGAAATATTATTTTTAAAATTTAATATATTTTTTAAAATTCTTTCTGATCTTTCGTTAAGATCAGTAGCCAGATCTCTACGGTCGGAAATTTCAAGTTGATCGTTTTGCTCCGTAAGTACAACTCCCTCGACATCTGCTGCTGGGTTCGATGTAAACCCAATACCCAGGGGATAAACGTCCCCAACAACCAATCTTCTAACAATAGTTCCGTCTTCCATTTCGCCAGATCCGTCAGTCGCCTTAAGGTACTGGGAAAGCTCTTCTATTTGCTTTTGGTCGGTTATAATCTCTGCTTCGGCTAAATTGTCACTACCGACTGCAATTTGGTAATCATTAAATCCGATTTCCCAACTAGCAGAGACTTGATTATACATCGAACTCTCAGGGTCAACTGATTCGCTTAATAGTTCTGCAAATTTTTTATCAACCATGCGGTAAACTACGGCCCCGAGGGAAATATTAAAAGGATCTCGATAATCCGCTAAATCTTCCTCGTCAAAAAGCTCGTTATCTCCATAGCTAGAAAATCCAGCAGAAACAATATGCCCAACAATTCTTTGTTTTTTGTGTTCTATGTTAGTAGGCTTATGAACAAAATAGTCCTTAACGGCTAAAGCCGTCTCAGTGGAAATGCCGTCGTGATTTTTGTTGAACCTATTAACTACCGCCGCATTAAAAGCAACCCCGACTAAATCAATATTCTTGTCTAGATCAATTGACTCAGGCATTAACCCCTTAAGATCACTTAGGGAAGCTTTTGAAATTTTGATATTTTCTTGGTCAATGTCTGCGGACGCAAGAATTGGCTGCAAGAAGGAGGTTTTATATTTGTAGTACGGAACCATATTTATCGATAAAGTGTGCTAACTATAGACTTGTTACACTCTTTTTATCGATTTGAGAATTTTTCTGAATGATAAACGATTGCTGCAGTATAGTCTGTTAAGCTATGGTTATCCGCGGTTTCTTCAACGTCTTTCGGTAAATCAAGCTTTAATATATTATTATTATCTTTAATACAGCTTTCCGCAGTAGACTTCCAATCTTTAATATCCTTAGCAATAACCACTTTTTTGCAAAGATCTGCGACCATTTGGTTTTGATTTTTATTCAATCTTTTAATTTGGTGATGCTTTCTTATTGTCTTTTTGCAGAAATCTTGTAGGCTTTCAGAAGCCTTTATGACCTGACTGATATTCTCGGTTGAAACGTTTGCTCTGGAATTCTCTTGAGGAATACCCTTGGTGCCCTGTGGCCTACCTGGCATACCAGGAACTTTTTGCACTTCTTTTTGCTCTTCCTCTTCTTCAGTTACCATTGGAACTCCCCCAACAATTGGATTATAATACCCTTTTTTGCGCTCTTCAATGAACTTGTCTTGTGACCTACCTATTTGTTCGGCTTCTGGGAAAACGCCCTTATTGATTACATCCATTCCTTGCTCTGGAGTTATAAGACCTAATTCCATAAGCCTTGTAGCTACTCTTTGCGTTTGGGTGGAATCTTTAGTATCAACTTCTTTAAATCTTGCCGTTGGGTAATTTCTGAACCCCATGTTTTTGCAGACCTGTTTAATTTCAGGCTGTAAAAAGTCATTTAAAAATCCTTGCCTGGACTCTTTAAGCCTTTCAAGGAATATCTCGGCTTTAACTGCAGTGTTACTGTATTTTTCACTGCCAACAATAATATTCTGAAGTCCGTCTTTAATATCTTCGTTAACTATACGGTATTTTTCATATCCTAGAATCTTGTTCATGTCGGGGATAACGAACTCCGCTTTGGTTGTATAATCGCTTACAAGCACGCGGCCCACGCTTTCATTTTTGAATAGCTCCTGCATAGCTGCAAGATTATTATGATTAATGCCTCCTTTATTCGGCTCGTTACCCATGCTAATTAAAAGAATAACATTCTCGATAGTCCTAACGATCGCTTGGTCAATTTTCTTAAACTCAAGCTTCATATTAATATCCTCTAAAACAGAAAACCCAAACGGAACAGCAAAAGGCTCATAATCTTGTTTTTTATAAAAGGAGTACCTAAGTCTTTCTGGCTCAATTTCAATTTTTGCCCCGTCAGGAGCATATCCATTCATTTTAAAATTCTCTTTAAGGTTTCTCGGTAAGCCCTTATAAACCTCTTCATCGTATTCGTTCTTTGGGTTTTTCAACCTCTCTATCTCGTATTCGCTTAAAACTTTCGCGTATACGCCAGTCGTTTCAAATCCAGTTGTCCTGTGCGCCACCATATCAAACGGATTTAATAAAATATAACGAATAGGTATTTTATTCACTGACACAGCTCCGTAAGTTTTTGTCATCTTAACAAAATCGTCAGTATTGAATCTTCCGTCAATTTTGTAAAAGAAAACGTTTCCAGATCTATAATACTCTCGAAAATACTGATCTCTTACTTTCCAAAGCTTAACTTTTCTGAACCATGCCTCAATAAAGTCTCTAGACTTCTTGCTTCCACCATCGAGGAATATCTCAGAATTAGCGAACTCAGCCATAATATCTATGGCGTTTCTGAATATAGCTACATTAGCATACGCCTTTTGACAAAGCTCTATCGTTTCTCTTACGTTGATTCCGCTAGCAGAGTAATCATAAGGAAGTAGTCCGTCTCTAATATTCGTATACTTATCTCTTTGTGGAACTTTATGAATTCGATTAGACCTTGAACCTGTAGTTCCCCCGCTTCCTGTTCGAGAATAAGCCGCTTTAGACATGGAATTAAAGTAAGCTTCTCCTTCTAGACTGGGAGTATATGTGCTGTTTTGCAGTAATGGATTTGTTGCCAAAGTCTCTTCTATGGACTGTTTTTTATCAAACTTACCCCAGTACTCAGATTTCTTATTATATTTTCTCTTTTCAGCCATTTCCTTTAGTTACACGAAAGTCGACAAAGTTACTTTTAAAAGTTTAAAAAGCACTTTATTTAATGAATCTTGGCGTAAAGGTAACCTCAACTTCTTTAGGCTTGAAGTTCATAATATCAAAATACGTCTTAACCATCCAATTGGCTAATACTAGCGCAGAATAACTATCTTTTCTAGCTTTATCTCTACCAGACTGTCTTCTTAAATTTGGCGGAAGGTCGAAAGTTTGAGTACCTTGGGTCGTGGTTGTTATTTGTATAAGTGCGCATTCTACTTTTATAAGTTCTATCATATCGCTTTGGTGTTCAACAAAATCAATCATTTTCGCCTCCTTTGTCATATTTTCGCTTAATACGTCACTACCTTTTAAATATTTTAATTTTTCAATCGGAATTTGCTTTCGCCTTTGTGTCTGATATGCATCGTCAATAGCCCTCGATCCGAAAAAGATCCTCTTGTGATCAAAGTTAGATTGCAATAATTCGTTAGCCTGCCTTATCCAGTTGCTTGTGGGCTTTCTTAAGTAACAGATTTTCTTTTCAGTTTTATTGTACTCATTTCTCGCTTTTTGCAAATCAGAGTTATATGCCTCTGGCTTTTCGAAGTCAACTTCAATTGTCTTTAGTTTTAGATTATCTTTTTTAAATATTTCGCTTTCGTTACAAGCGCTTAAAAATTGAACTCCTCCAGCATAGTCACCAACAACCATAACGACATTAAACGCTCGCAGTATGTATGAAAAATATTTAATATGCTCTTTCATGTTAGCTCCAGCAAGCGCATAACTATGAACTACCACGCCTATTTGCTTTTCTTTATTAAGCTTTAAAACCTGAATGGCGAAATCATCAGAGCTTTCGCTTTCTGCCCAACTAGGATCAAAAGAAACTAAATATTCCGCTCCAGCTTCACCAGCAACTTCAATTGATGGGCTCTCCCCGTCTGGGATCGAGCATTCTGCCATTTTTGATATCTTAAAGTACCCACTACTGTCGTCAGTAAAAACAGCACCAAACTCTCGGTCAAACTGACTTTGACTCATGGAGGATTTAGCTTGATTTAATAAGTTCTGATCGTAGAGCTGCTTGGGGGCGCAATCATATGAAAACTGCATAATCGTACGACGAGCGGTATCATTGACAGGTTGATTATGTATTAAATTTTCAAATTGAGTATACGCTTTATACATATATTCAAATTTGTACGACGCAGACGATAAAGCTATTAATTTATTATTAGGCCAAATATACCTTTCCTCTTCCGTCATTTTACCCTGTTCAATCATTTGTGTTTCAAGGTTGTATAAGTCTTCTCGCTGCGTTGGATTCTCGACCACTGACAAGAAAGGAACTATAACCTCGTTATAAATTCTTTCTGGCATAAGAGCAAACTCATCAATAATAATTCTATGAAAACGAAAACCACGAAGCTTTTCGCCATCACCTAATGGTAACGCTCGAATTCTTGATCTGCCTATTTCCATTAACCACTCGTCGTTGCTTTTACTTTTTTTTGTGATACATTGAGCGAATAAAGCGGCCTCAGGTTTTGCAGCAATATCCTCGATCTTCTTAAAAATCATTTTCGCTTGTCGGAAAGATTTAGATAATATTCCAATCTCAACTCCCTGGTTTAAAACCGCATCTAACATCGCATAAACACCAGTCGTAAACGACTTAGACATTCCTCGAGACCACACTCCCATGAAATAATCTGTCTGAAACATCGCCTTGACAGCCATGTGTTGAAACGGGAAGAGTTTAATTCCCATTAACAAGTCTGCTGAGAAGGTTATGTTCTCTCGAAGAAATTTGTAAAAAAGAATTTTAGCCTCTTTTTCTTCAAGAAAGCCAATATCACCAGCTAAGAGCTGCTTGTTTATGTCGCGAGTCTTGTTTACGCGTTCCTTTTGATTTCCTTCTTCCCAGGCCATAATTCCTTGCGTCTATATAATACTGTAAATCACAATACCATATTTTTCTACCAAAATATAAAATTCTTTGTATTAAGTCTATTGAAGATGTTCTATTTCCAGAAAATATAAATTGACATGTTTCTGGAAACTCGTGGCATAAAGCTTTCATGTTATGAAAAATAAATTTTAAGTTTGCTGGATGCGGAGAAAAGTGGTTTTGTTTTTTTATTTTCCTTATGTCGCTATCCACAACAATGAATATGTAACTATCCATCGCCTTAGCTCTGGAGACCTCACGCCGAAACCTTGAAAAGTTTTGCGACATTGTGGACTTAAAGTCGCTTTCGCTTTTTCTCTCTACGAAGGTATAATCATACCTGCTTCCGCTTGCGGTATAATCAGCAAAATCCAAAGCGAATTTTTTTATATTTTTAAAGGGCAGCGGATGGTTTTCTCGAGTATCAACAACTATTTGTAAATCACTAAAATCTTGAACATCAAAAAAGTCTTCGGGCAGTTTTCTGTAAAGCATTGGCGTCACACCCGCTTGACCGCATGCATGAGAATAGCTTGTAAAAAACTTTTTATAAATATCTACCGTTGGCATTTCGTTCAATAACAGCTCTAAGTGAGTAGGGCCAAACTTTAGCTCCTTTTCTTTTATTCTCTGCTTTAATTTATTTAGAGAATATTCTTTTACTTTTTCTGGAGAGTTCGCATGGCACCATTTCAATAACTGACTGTACGTGGAGAAATCTTTTTCGAAATAATCTTTTTTATTTTTAAAAGGCAGCAACTCTCCAGTTAATAAATTCTTCCGCGGGAAATTTTTCGTATAATAATCTGCCAAGGTCATATCGTGAATTTTTAGATGACGGTGGATGGCCGCTTCAGTATCGAACTCTTTATTGCATTCTTTACAGTTAAATGACATCTTGTTTTGTTACCCCTAGAACCCTAGACTTCCACTCGGACATGGATTCTAATTCATTCGCTTCATCGCTTATGATTTGTTTTTGCATTTCAGCCATTTGAATCATAATTTTTCTCTCTTCTTCTTCTTGAAATAATTGAACTATGTTTAACATGCTCGCGTTCTGAGAGTGCCTTGAGGCGACTCTTTTTGCGCGATCACCATTTAATTTGCTAATTAACTTGTCCATGCGCCCTGCGCATTGATTGTATTCTTCGCTTTTTGTTTTTAATATCTCCGTAAGCCTAATGGTAAATTCCTGTTGACCTTGTGCGTCATCGAACATTAAGTTTAATTTTGATTTTTGTTGCTCGATATGTTTTAAATTAATGTAATCCATACATACATTAATGTACAAATTAATTTCATCAGTCGTTAAATCTGGCTTGTCCCACACACACCTCACAAATTCGGCCTCAAACAGTTCCCTGTCCTCCTGGTCTGCATAATTATTAATTATTTGTATAAATCTCGGGCTAGATAAAGAGTTCATTAAAACTTCTACGCATTTTTTATCTTGCATTATAAGCTTGTTTTCGTCCAAAGTTTTTCCAGCAAAATCATTGATCTTTTTAATTGATCGAGACATTGCCTTGGGCGGACTATATTTTAAACCAAGAGCGCTTTCGTCTGAACGCACGAAATCAGGATGATAATTTTTAACATAATCGGCAACAACCCGCTGCTCTTTTGAAAGCTTTTTGATTTCCAGGTCTGGCCAAAGCAACTCCGCTAGTTGAATACTGCTCATGTTTTGTCCTGCGTGGGAATCTAAAAACTCTTTCTCTTCGTTCGTTAAGATGATATCTTCAACTTTTCTATGAACGGTTGTTTCGTAGTTTAGCCCTTGCTCAACCATGAACTTTCTTATTGC